TAGATCTGCGCAATACTGCGCTGAACTTTCAGCCGAGCTACTGAGTCGAAATTTTCGACCGAGTTAACCAACCCGCATTTTGCGTCTAAGTTGCCAAAATTGGCAATGGACTGCGCCGATTTTTCGGACGAGTGAACAATTCAAGTTGGCGGCGGAATTTTGCGCCACGAGACTAATTCAAAACAGCATGACAGCCCAGAAACGTTGATATGGGGGGCTATGGCCGACCCGAGAGGAGCGACAGACGGACTTTTGGGTTTATAAAAGTCCCTTTTGAACTTTGATTTTTTGCTGATTTTGCTGGATTGTGAAATATCCCTACTAATAATGCGAAATTTAAACAAATAAACAGTCAGGGGGTGATGTGTAAATATAAACATGTTATTAATTGCACTTTCTCGGAATATGTGCGATAATATAGGTATAATAAACGAATTCTGGATATATGTATCAATCAGCCGCTATGGGTATAACCCGTGGGGGCTTTTTGGTGACGAATTGTCAAATCAAGTGTAACTTTTTACCGAAGAAAACTTCAGACGGTGTCTTCCAGACTAAGACCTTACGGGGTCGATTATTTAAATCCCTGACAAACTTCGCGATATCTTGATCGGTCAGTTCATCAAGGTCAGTTCCTTTGGGAAAATACTCTCGGATGAGACCATTGGTATTCTCATTGGTTCCCCGTTGCTGAGGCGCATGAGGATCTGGGAAATAGACTGGGATACTTAGCTCTTGACTAACTTCGCGGTATCCTGCGAATTCAGTTCCACGATCCGGCGTAAGCGTCCGAACTCGTTTGGGCGTCACGGTATGCAAGAGGTCAATCATCGCTTGTGTGACGTTCTTGGCGTTTACTTTGGGAACCCGCTGAGATAATAAATACCGAGATTTGCGGTCCACCAAGGTTACCAGGGCCGAACGCCCGGTTTTACCGCGAACGGTATCACTTTCCCAATGACCAAACCAGCTTCGATTCTCACATGAAACAGGTCGTTCATGAACGGAAGGGACGTCGTTAAATCGTCCCCGACGTTCCTTAATGGTTCCCTTGACCTTTCGGGTTTTACCACGGTGACGGAGCTTACGGGCAAAGCCATGAGCCTCGTGATTCTTACGTTTGATGCCTAAATTATCACGTTCAATCCCACGATAAATGGTGTTATAACTGACATGCCATTCACTGTTTTCGTGGACTAAACGACCGGAAATTTGTTCCGGGGACCACTGACGTTGAACAATACAGTGAAAAACAAAATCCCGTAACTTCAAATCAGTTAGAAGCCTAGGACGTCGGCTTTTTAGCCGCCGTCCCTGATAGTTCTCTTGGGCTTTGACGGCCGAGTATGCCTTACGACCACCATTGCGTTTAATTTCTCGTGACACAGTGGCTTTGGAACAACCGATTTGATCGGCAATAACCTGGTAAGTATGGTGTAAAGTTACACCTAACAGTATGCATTCGCGGTCTTTTAAGGTAAGATGTGTATATGGACTCATAGCCTAAGAACTCCTTTAGATGATTGTTATGGTGACTTCATTCTACAGGACTCAGGCTAGGAGTCTATTTTTTATTTTCTTACTTGTTGCACTTCAATTGTAAATTCGTCGTACGTAAATTTAAACGAAAGGAGTGCTCCGAATGAGCCAAAAAGTAAAAGCCTTAGCTAGTATGAAGAAACATTTAACCAATGATGAGCGTGATCAACGTAAAGACGCTGAAAAAGCGTTATTTGATTATCCGGTGCTTGATTTAACCCCGCCAGATTGGTTACATGATCGGGCCTTGACTGAATGGCAACGGGTAGCGCCTTATTTAAAGGCCAATACCCCAATTAGTGAACTTGATCGGGCCATGTTAGCCAGTTATTGCCGCGCTTATGCCACGGTACAGACTTGTGAGAATGATATTCGTAAGAACGGACTGGTACAAACTAATCAAGATACTGGCGTACGTAAGCCGAACCCTTACGTGGCCTTGCAGTCACAAGCGATGAAAGATTTAAAAGCCTTAGCCAATGATTTAGGCATGTCGCTATCGAGCCGGGCCCGCATGGAATTAAACAAGCAGAAAGATGAGACACCCGAAGATACTTTTGAGGCGATGTTATCATGATTGAATATGTTGACCAAGTTTTATCGGGTCGAGTGCTGGCTTGTCAAAAGATTAAATGGGCGTGTGAGCGATTTAAACGCGATTTAAGCCGTTCTAAGGACGACAGCTTCCCGTTCTACTATGACGAAGACAAAGCGGCACAGGCGGTCAAATTTATCGAATTAATGCCTAAGACTGACGGCAGCCAACTCACCATGCAACCATTTCAAAAATGGATTATTAGTGAGCTGTATGGCTGGCGTGAAAAAACTACCGGTAACCGCCGTTATGATCGTGCGTTTATTAGTATGGCCCGGAAGAACGGTAAAACCTATCTGGCTTCTGGCATGGCCGCTAATGGCCTTTTAAGAGAACGTCAGCCCGCCCGCAACCGACAAGTATTATTCGTCAGCAACGCCCTTAAACAAGCTAAATTAGGCTACGACATGCTTTCAAGTGGGTTAAGGCAAGTCCGTAAACAATCGAAGTACATGCGGCAACGGATTAAGGTACAGAAACAAGCCATTACCGACCTAGAAACTGATTCGCAAGCCTTGGCCCTTGCCAGTGATACCAGTACGCTTGATGGTTATGCCGGGACTACCGTTATTTTAGATGAATGGCACGAAGCTAAAGACCGCAAAGTGTACAACGTTTTAAAGTCTGGTCAAGCACAAGAAGATAACTCCCTGCTGGCGGTGATTTCCACCTCGGGTCTTAACCTTAACGTTCCAATGCACGCCGAATATGACATGCTGACGGACGTTTTAAAGGGGAAAACCGAAGCTGACCGTTATTTTGTGGCAATTTGGGAACTGGACGACCGCGAAGAAGTTTACGATCAAACCAATTGGATTAAGGCCAACCCGTTATTCAGTGAACCACACGTTAAACAACGCATGACGGAAAAGATTCAGGCCGACGTAGATCTTGCCATTAAACAAAATAATCTCATTCCAATACTGGTTAAGAACTTCAATATGTGGTTGCAAGCCAGTGAGGACAGCTATATTTCAGCCGACGATTGGGCCGCTGGTAAATTGGCCAAGGTACCCGACTTACATAATCGTGACGCCTATATTGGCATTGATTTATCAAAAAGCAATGACTTGACCGCGGTTAGTTGGTTGTTCCAATTGGTAACGGTCAGTTTTATTGTGATAGTCATTCGTTTGTGGGCACTAAGTACGGCCTTGATTCTAAGATTAAACGTGATGGCATTGATTACCGGTCAATGGAACGGGCGGGTGAGTGTAGTATCACCCGATTAGATAGTGGCATTATTGATTATGACAATCTATTTGATTTTGTACAAAAACTAGTCGGAAAATACAACTGGAAAGTGAAAGCAATCGCGTATGACCCATATAACGCGCAAACGTTAATTACAAAATTCGAGAAATTAAGCTACCCACTGTTTGAAGTGCGACAAGGCACCAAGACTTTGAATATTCCAACTCGTAATTTCCGTGATCAGCTTTACGATGACAAAATTAAACATAACGGCAACAAGATTCTCGCTTATGCGGTCAATAACGCCATCTTAAAAGTGCTAAACAATGGTTGGCAACTGGATAAAGCCCGCAACAGTAACCGGATTGACCCGATTGCGGCGTTGATTAACGCGTTTGTAGCAGGTATGGACTATTACCAAGAAAGTGAGGATCAACAGCATGCAGAAGATTACTACAAAACAGCGACTGCGGCAGATCTGTTCTGATTATGTACAAACGATCTTGTTGGTGATTGGCTTAATATGCTTAGTGATTGGTTTTGGTTGCTGGATCAGTTGGCAAGCGGGGTTAATATTGGCTGGTATAGCATGATTCTGCTGGCCTTGCTAATTAATTATGAAAAGCAAAGAGGTGATTAAATGAGTTTTTTCGTTAAAAGCAGTACCACCAGCGGCACGCATGATCCGGTAGCTGACGCCTTGGTTAGTTTATCAAGCAATGACCCGTATACGTTTGTGAGTGCGGCGGTGTTGCGTAATAGTGACATTTACGCGGCGATTAATATTATTGCGAGCGATATTGCCAGCAATCCGATTATGTGTGATACGGCAATCTTTAACACGATGATTAATCAGAATCCCAATAGTCAGATGGACGGGTACCATTTTAAATATGCGTTGGCGGCTAACCTGTTACTAAATGGTAATAGTTTTGCTGAAATTTTGCCTAATCATACGTTGAAATTGATTGCCAATAACCAATTAACGGTTGAACAAGATGACGTCAGTGGGGCGTTAACCTACACCTATACCCCGATTGGCGGTAACAGTCGTCAGATTGCGCCTAACAACATTTTACATTTTAAATATTTCACCAAAGACGGCGTGTCTGGGATTAGTCCCTTATATGCCCTCAAAGATGAACGCCAGATTCAGTCGGCCGGCAATAAATTGCTAACCGGCTTTTTTACTGCTGGCGTGCACGGCACTACGGTTATTAAAGTCCATCAATCTGATTTAGGGCCGGAAGCTAAGGACAATATTCGTAAACAGTTTGATGAAGCGAATACGGGTGACAATGCGGTCAACACGATTGTGACTGACGATACCATGGATATTAGCAACTTATCCTTAAATACCGATGTATTAAAGCTGGTCAATTCTAATGACTGGACGACCCGACAAATTGCTAAAGCCTTTGGCTTACCACCGGAGCGCTTAGGGGTTGAAAACAATCATTCTAACCAAGAACAAAGTGGCGTGCAATACCTGCAAGGCACGTTACAACATTACTTTGATAGCTTTACCAGCGAGCTATCGTTCAAGCTTGGCCATGACTTTACGTTTAACACGGACAAGCTATTGAGCCTTGACCCTAAGACCCAGCAAGCCCAAGCGGTGGCTGGTTTCACGGGTGGCATTATGAGCCGTAACGAAGCCCGCGCCAAGATTGGCTTGCCACCAACTGACGATGGCAATATTTTCTTAAACTTACAAAAGAATGGAGTGACTAATTCATGAAACAAGACCGACGGTTAACGATTGACGCCGAATTGCGAGCACAAACACCACAGCCAGAAACACTGGTAGACGGGCCAGCTGAAAATTCAGCAGACCCGCAATCTAAAGGCTCACAGACATCTAAGGGCAAAACAATTAGTGGTTACGCAATTGTATGGAACTCACCAAGTAAAGATTTAGGCGGTTTCACCGAGGTTGTAACCCCCAAGGCCCTTGATGGTGTCGATTTATCAAACGTTCTTATGCTCAATAACCACGACTACACTCAAGTGTTAGCCAGTGTTAAGGCGGGCACATTAACGTTAGAAACGGACGACAAGGGGCTACATTTCACCGCACAGTTGCCGAATACGTCGTTTGCTAATGATGTTTACGAAGAAGTTCAAAGTGGGAACGTTGATTCCTGCTCGTTTGGCTTTGATAGTGACGACGACACCGACGAATGGACTAAAGATGATGGCGGTAATATCACGCGCACCATTAATCAAGTTAAGAGCTTGTTCGATGTGTCAGTGGTAGCCGTTCCCGCTTATGACGATACCAATGTGCAAGTTGATACCCGTAGCTATGAAAAATTTATTAACCAAGAAAAGGAGCCTGACAACATGGCAAAACAAACAATTATTGATCCCAATAACAACGACAATGGCAACGAAAACAAAACTGGTATTCCCGCCTTTGAACAATATGTACGGACACACGGGGAAACACGGGACGGTTTAAAGACGGACGGTGCCAGTGCCGTTATTCCTAAGGAACTGATTACCCCCGTTTTCCAATTAAAGCAATCCAATTACAACCTCGCCCAATATGCAACAGTCAAACAGGTTTCTAGTGGTTCGGGGACTTATCCAATTGCCACTAGTCAACAATCTGCGGTACTGGCTACTAAGGACGAACTAGCGGACATTGCCGATGTTGACGCGAACATGTTTACGGAAGTGCCGTTTGATGTGAAGACCCGGGCGGGCAAGATTGCTTTATCTAATGAAGTGGTGGAAGACGCCGAAGTTGATATTGTCAGCGAAGTTAAAACACAATTGCAACAACTGGTTGATAACACGGACAACACGCAGATTATGAGCTTGTTAACGGGAACCAGTTTCGCCAAAGCAACGGCTGCCAATATTGATGATCTTAAAAAGATTTTCAATGTGACGTTAGATCCCGCTTTGAGCAAAATGTGGTTAGTGAACCAGTCCGGGTTCAACTACCTTGATACCTTGAAAGATTCCGAGGGGCGTTACCTATTACAAACGAACCCAACGGCACCCAGTGGCTTCACCTTGTTAGGGGCACCAGTCGTCATGATTAGTGACAAGTTACTGGCCAACAACGCCGACGGGACGTTCCCAATGATTGCAGGGGACTTATCACAAGCGGTGGCTGTTTTCCGGCGTAACCAAGTAACCGCCCAATGGGACAAGTTCGACCAGTTTAGCCAAGGTCTTTCCGTAATTGTGCGGAATGATTATGAAGTGATTGATAAAACCGCTGTAATCAACGTGGCGTTAGGAACTGCGACTGCTGGTAAATAGGAAGACAAAATGAGTGGGATTTCAAGCAACAAGTGATAGTATGATGATAACGCTTATCAGATTTTAATAGAGCGTGCAGCTATAATTTTAGGAGTGATTCCATGAAGAACACATTTATCCTTGCATACAGTGGTATTATCATCACGTATGTATTCGCCGCATATGTTGCTTTTAAAGTGTTTGAGGTAATCTATTATGCTATAGACTTGGTAATAAAAAGGCGTGAACTTCAAGGTCACTGGCCTTTTATGATAAATATGTGTTTTGGAAACTGCTCGGGCTGGGATCGAACCAGCGACCTCTTGATTAACAGTCAATTATTCTACCGCTGAACTACCGAGCAATGAGTACTCTATACTTATACCATATAATTTTATGAGAGTAAAGTTAAACTTATGAGGAAGTGATTAGTTGTCAGTGACTGTAGACGACATTAAACTAAGCCTGCGAATCGATGTAACCGAAGATGATCCAATGATTCAAAGCTATTTAGACGCCGCTAAGGACTACGTGCAGACGGCCGTTAGCAAGAATGAAGATCTGACTGGCTACAAACAGTACGATTTTGCCGTGTCCTTGCTGACACAATTCTGGTATCAAAACCGGGTAACCGATATGACAAAGACACCGTATCAAGTTGTCAGCATGATTCAACAATTACGCGG